GTGAACTCTTTACGAGAAACATCATCACGGAAGATACGGGCTTCCCCGTTACAGGAAATGCACTCGGCATTCTCCACACAGAGTTGGCGTGAGCCACCCATCATAGTAGAGAGGAGCGCGTCGATTTGCGGGTCTTTGTTGGTTGCTTTCATGAGGTCTATTATACCATAGTTTTGGGGAATTGCAAGGACTTTCTTGGGGTTTTTCCNAGAAACTTTATGCGGGCGAGAGGGGAATAGGTGAGCTTCGTGCATCCNNACTCTTGCATGATGTTGGTGATGGCGATTCCATAATTCACGCCCCAAATCATGCGGATGGTGTTGATGCCGTCGATGATGCGGATGAGACACTTGTCCCCCGTTGCCATCGTGCTGATGTCTAGTCTTCTGTTCTTCATGCGTGTATTATACCAAGCTGCGGCAGCCGCTGCAAGAACTTTATCTTAAAAATTCACATGTTTATGTAACCCGTTGTCCCACATGGAGTTATGTTCGCGGGGGGCCCGCCCCAATCCCCGAATAGAGCCTATATTCAAGCCCTACTCGGGGATTTGAGCGNTTAGCAGTACTCAACCGCAGTGTTACCGCTTCGCCCGTGCTCATCCTTTTGGTCGATGAAAACCAAGAAGTTCTCCCAATCACCTTGCGATGCGTGGGTGATAAGCATAGGCAGACGGTCTACGGGAATCCAACCCGCCACATCGTAGGGAAGGACGGCGAAGTCCCCATCGCTATCCATAATAGCGACCTCCATGGTTTGGGTGGGGTCATAGCTCCCACCGTTACGCTTGAAGTCCGCGCTATGGTTCTCGCTATAAGAACCCGCACCGATGGACACACTCAAGGTGTAGCCGTTAGCGAAATCGAACCGAAGGTTTCGGTTCTCTACAATTTGAATTTTAGTTCCACTCGTCATAATCATATCCTCCATAACTTTCGTCCATGCCCCAACCCGCTGAGGCGAAGGCGTCTTCGTCATCACCATCACAGTCGTAATGGTCGTTACTGTTTTCCTCACACGCAAGCCCTTCGGCACAGTCGCAGAACTCTTTATGTCCTGCGTCGGTGTAGAATGTTCCGCTATCACAGCAGACGGAGCAAGCGGGAGCGTTTTCCCCTTCGAAGAGTTCGATAGGAGAGTAAGAACTGTCGTAGTCTTTGATGTTTTCCATGTGTGCCATTATATCAGAGTTTCAGCGAATTGCAAGAACTATTTGAACTTTTTTTCGAATTTCTTAACATTTCCCACCCAATGACGGTTCAACCCGTTCGGGTCATTATCCGCGCCAACGGGGCAGTATTTTGCGCCTAAGAAAGCGATGAACTCACCCTTACGCCCTGCCTTGACCCATCGGTCATAGTTCTTCTGAACAGTAGCAGAACACCAACCCGCTTGGGAGCGATAGGTGGGCTTGACGCGAGGGTGCAAGATGCCGTATTCCTTACCCTTTCCACCGTTCTCGGCGTAGCGAATAGAGGCGACGATGGGAGCGAGCTTAGCGCGCAACTCGGGGCGAATGTTCACCTCGATAGCATCTTGAAAGGACTCGGCGCAAGCCTTACCGTCTTTGGCTTCAATAGCCTTGAAAGCGTTGGACTGAGCGAGAGCGGGAGAGGTGAGGCAGAGCAGTAGTGCGATTGTCTTCATATATATATTATCGGCTATTCTGACCCAAAAATCAACCCCTTTCCCTTAAATATTTTGGAAATGGGAAAGTTTTAAATGCAGGCGTCATAAGGAGTTAGGCGCTCGCGGGGCCGCGCCCCTCAATTTTTTCAACCCCAAATAGCCCAAAAGAAGAACGCGTATATGGGCACGCTCATAACGATAGCCCAGAATATTCCAATGAGGGCGTTGCCCTGTCTAATCTTGGGTCGGCTCATAGTGCCCCCAACATTGAGAGGGTATAGCGCAAAACGTCCTCCGCTTCTGTGGCAGAGATGTTGTGTTCATCAGACACATCATAAGAGATTTGCTGAATAGCCGAGTCTTGGTCATGCGACCCGTCCTCAAGCATGAGAGTGTAATCGTCTAACTTGTTAGGCANGCATACGTTGATGCCNGCTTTCACAGCGTCACGAACAGTCATTGTTGTGTTGGTTTTCATGTGTGTATTATACCATAGAGTTGAGAGATTGCAAGGACTTTCGTGGGGTTTTTACACCCCGATGAAAGCCTCCCGCGCACAATGGGCATCGTATGAGCCGTAGCGTGAGCCATCACCATTACGAGGGATAGCGCGTCGTGCGTCCTTGTAGAGGTCGAACAGCAGAGCCGTCTGCGTAGAGGTTGGACTATCAGCGTATGCAATGGCGTAAGCCCTCGCAAGGTTGAGTGAGAGTTCATGGGCGTTTTCGACCCAAATAGGAGCGTTGGAAGAGTTGTAATTCAATGCNTTGAAGGAGTTGTATTTCATGAGTATATTATACCATAGAGTTGAGAGATTGCAAGCACTTTCTAGAAAAAGTTTTTGATNGTTGAGCCTAGCCCGATGATGATGTTCCCCACGATGAGGAAACACTGCCCGATAGGCTGAGAGAAGATGATGAGGGCGATGCCTAAGGCACAGGATTTGAGGTGTTGTTTCATGCGTGTATTATACCATAGTCTGAGAGGATTGCAAGCTAAAACCAAGATTTATTTTTCTTGTCTGAGATGAGGTTGCGCCGAGCTTCTAGGCTGTCCCAATCTGCCTCGTCCATCCATTCGATGACCTCATAGGCTATTTCGCGCCTGTCCATGTCTGAGAGCTTGGCGTTAGGCGTAGGAGGGAATATGTAAGCGGTACAAAGCATACCGAGGAGGAAGGCGATTAGAGATTTCATGTGTGTATTATACCATAGCCTAGCGAGATTGCAAGACATTTTCCCAAAAATCTTTGGAAACTATGCCAACTTTTCTGGAGTCGATACGGTCGAGAGCCATACCTGCCTCAAGATAGCCACGGCTACCCTCAGCGATGAGCTTGCGCGTGTCTTGGAGAACGCCTGCCTTGGCGTAGAGGACGAAGGTCTGTTTGTTTTTCATGTCTACATTATACCATATCCCTCAGAGATTGCAAGCACTTTCTCGGTTTTATTTTTCTCACAGCGGAGAATTCCACGCTTTGGGTCCCATGCGGTGGAGCGGAATGGGCATTACATCCGTAGGACCCATGCTTTTCTATAAGGGACTCCTACAAAAATTTAAAACAAAAAAAGGGACTCCAGAACTACATATGTTGTTATGAAAAAATTCAAAGAATATGCACCTATGGTGCTCGCCGTTGTCACCCTGCTCTTAGTGGGTTCCCTTAAAATGGATTCATGCCAAGCTAAGAAAGGACATGCTAAGTTTATGAAGATGCAGCAACGCTCATCCCACTCTACCCAACGTCCCTCCCGTCTAGACCCTTCAACAGGTGGTGCTTACAGGAACGAAGACGCAAGGAAAGGACGCGGTGCAAAGCGCGGTTCCCGTGGAGACCGTGGCGAAGGTGCTTGGAAGAAGCGCGAAAAGAAAATAAACTAAGGTTAAAGAATCGCCAAAACGTCGGTATCGGCCATAATCAAAACCGTTTCACCTTCGTAGCTGATTTCAGAACCTGCGAAGGGCGGGAATAGCACCATATCCCCTGGAGATACTTCCATAGGAATAAGCTTCCCGTCCTGGTATAACCCTTTCCCTGTCGCTACCACTTCCCCTTCATTGGGTTTCTCCTGGGAATCTGTTGTGAGGATAATCCCTCCTGCGGATTCTTTTGCCATTTCGGCTCTTTTAACGATAATGTTGTTTCTTAGGGGTTTCATTTTATCTTCCGTGGGTTGTCGCTTTCTTAATAGCGGCTTTTAAATCCTTGTATTCCTTGCGGATGAGAAGAGGTTTATCCTCTTCCTCGAACCACACAAGGCAGGCGTAATCATTTTTTTTCGAATCTTCGAAACGCACGATGCGTCGAATGGAGTCGATGTTCAGAAGAACCTCTGCCATCTCTCCGTTTAACTTATATGTAAAGGACCCATCCTGGGTGATGAGATATGGTTGGTCCATCACTTCAATAAATCCAGGGAACACATCACCTCTGTGGTTAACCTTCTTGAGGATGATGTCCGAGTGCTGTGGCGTAAGTAGAACTGCCGCTGCTGTAAGTATAAAAGTCTTCATAGGCTATTATAGTAATTGGAGTACCTATATAACTCGGAGAATAAAAATTTGTCGAAAAAACCCGAACCCCTAGAGCCTAAGGAGGCTGTAAAAATGATAGAAGACGAGCTAGAACGCAAGAACTCTCAGCAAGCTCAGCAAACCAGAGCACCACACAACGGTGATATGGCTGCGAAGGAAGCTGAACTTCTCGGAAGCACTAAAGAGGCTATTCAATTACGCAAAGCAGAGATTGATGGTGAGATTCGCCTAAGGAAAGCTAACCTGCGTGGTGAAATTGATACCATTAAAGCGACTGAAACTGCCAAAGAAAAAGCAGGTAAACACCTTGCGGTGTTTGGTGCACTGTATTTGTGTACCTGCGTGATTGGGTTTCTCATCGCTATGAGTGTCTTACCTGAAGCGTCTGTTGCAATTGCGGCTACACTCATCACATTAGTGGTGACTCAGCTTGCAGGGATTCTTAAAACGGTTGTGGATACTAAGGAGCCGAAAGACCCGACTCAGCTTATGTCCGAGATAGTGCATGCTCAAATGGGCAATATGGACTATGACTCGTTTAAGACTACCCAAAAGCCTGACGAAGTTAAAACCAAGCTTAAGTAATGTACAAGTATTACATAACTGTCCTTCGTGTAATTGACGGGGACACCATAGATGCTATGGTTGACCTAGGATTCGATATTTGGATTAAAAAACGAATTCGTTTCCTAGGTATTGACGCTCCTGAAACTAGAACACGCAATGCAGAGGAAAAGAAACGTGGTCTCCTAGCTACAGAGCGCGTGCGCGAAGTTCTGCGTGAGAACGAGATGAAGGCAGAGCTTATCTCTCACGGAGTGGGTAAGTTTGGGCGTGTCCTAGGGGTTATTAAAGTGAAATCGAGTAAGGATTCACTGAACGACCTCCTGGTCGCGGAGGGTCTTGCGGAAATTTATCCCGAGTAAACTCTACGGTTATTCCGCATCGACGTAAAAACTCTACTCCACTTAAATCGGAGTACTCAGACCCACACACCACTCTTCGGATGCCCGACTGAATAATCAGCTTGGCGCATTGAAAGCAGGGGGAGAGAGTGACGTAAAGTGTGGCACCGTCACTACTCTGAGTCCCCCGTGCAAGTTTTGTTAACGCATTCGACTCTGCGTGGAGAACCTCAGGGAGTGTTTCTCCGTCTGGTCCCTCACAGCCGTTTGAGAAGCCGTGTGGCGTTCCGTTGAAGCCATCGGAGATAATCTGCTCGTCCTTAACTACGAGCGCTCCTACCTGCTTACGTGTGGCTGGGGAGAGTAAGCTCCATCGCCACGCCATATCCATGTAGGCTAAATCTAATGCTTTTTGACTAGCCATCTTCTTTAATAAATTCTAATAGGGTTGCAACCGCCTCGTAGACTTTGTCNTCAGCTAGGAANCCATCTTTATTGGTTTCAGGGAGACGCTCATGGAGTTCGTCAAGCACAACAGCAATAGCTTCTTTGTACTGGGTTACTTTACAGGCTAAAATTTGGTGGGTAACCATATTAGTGTTCCCACAATATCCGCATTTACTCACAGTTCACACATCCCATCTTTGCATGTATCGACCCCATCGGAACGCTCTTCGTACTTTCCTTCGTCGATAAGCTTATCTAAATCGAGGTTTCTAAAGTCCACAGCCGTGAGAGGCTCATTACCCCGCGAACCTGCGCGGTAAAAGGTGAACCCTTTCATCTCATTAGCGTAATCAATTAAGTTTTGTTTTACAGCCTCGGTAGCTTTGTACTCAGTAGGCAAGTTACATGTCTTCGATACAGCTGAGTCAATGAAGCTTTGAACGACGGCTTGAACCTTAATGTGTTCTTCTGGTGTAACATCATAAGCGCCCACGCAGTGAGTAACGTCTCGTCCTTCTTTGTGGAGTTTGGAGAACAGTGCATCGACGACATACGTTTCGTTCCATACTCCATCAGTGCCAGTACGCCACCTACGCTTGTATACAGGAGCAAAAATAGGCTCAAGACCAGTAGATGTCCCAAGAACCATACTGATTGTACCAGTAGGAGCAACAGTAAGGAGCACTGCGTTACGAAGTCCCTTGCTGCGGATGTCGTTGCGGAGGCGAGAAGGTAAGGTTTGGAAGTACTTTTCATCTTTTAGTTGAGTCCAATCATAGGCAGGAAACGAGCCTTTTTCATCACCGAGCGAACAAGACGCCTTATACGCCTCATTTCTGATAGTCCCGAACAAACGTTCGAGGAATTCTAAACAATTATCCGAACCATAGCGGTATCCCGCCTTGATTAGGAAATAATGGAGTCCCGTAATACCCAAACCGATGCGTCGGGACTTCAAACCAGCGTCTTTACACTCCGTAATTGGAAAATGATTGACAGAAAGGATGTTATCAAGGAATCTTACACCCAAACGCACCGTGCGAGCCAATTTTTTCCAATCAATTTTTCCATCATCACTCACCATATTGGAAAGATTGACGTGTCCGAGGCAACAATTACCATAATTAGGCAAAACTTCCTCCCCGCAAGGGTTTGTGGAAGGCATGTGCTCGAAATAAGACACATTTGTGAACTCATTNGCGAAATCAATGTTAAAAATTCCAGGTTCGCCCGACTCAATCGCGTTTTCTACGAGCCGACCCCATAATTCTTTGGCTGAAATGTAAATTTTAGATGCATTTTCGAATTTATCGGCGTAATGCTTCTTATGGAAGGTCGCAGCGCGACCAAGTGCGTCCTCTTCATCAAGAGCAACCACCTTAACAGTGTCATCTCCCTCTTCGGAGATGCGATGAACCTCGTATTGGAAGAATTTTTGGTGACGACCACCCCAAGTGAAGTACCATTCGGAGTCATTTTCCACTGCTTCAACGAAAGTTTTGGTGATTGCCACCGAAATGTTGAAGTTTGTAAGCTCCTTACGGTCCAACTTGACGTCAAGGAACTCCAAGAGGTCAGGATGGGTGATGTTTAGGATAGACATCAACGCCGTACGACGATTCTTACCTGCGCGTACGTGGTTTCCAATCTCGTTAATCATACGCATCACAGAAATTGCACCTGGGGCGCTATTCTTGATGTTTCCGATGTCGTTTCCTTTAGGTCTAATATTACTAAAATTGAACCCTATACCCCCACCACCGCAGGAGATACGATACATATCGGATATGGTCTTACCAATACTATCCACAGAATCCTCTGGGTCCAGAACATAACAGTTAAGGAGATTCTGATGAGAGCGTCCCGACCCAAAAAGGATGCGACCGCCTGGGCAAAAGTCACCTGAACGGATAGAGTCGTAAAACTTCTTCTCTACGGAGACTCTTTTTTCATCCCCCTCTGCGCCTGCCGCGTGGGAAGCAACTCGCTTAGCGCACTCCTTCCATGTTTTTTCACCTGGAAATGCATACTTTTCCATGAAGATTTGATGGCCTAAGCCTTTGGGTTCGAAATTATTCATATTTTTTATTTTTGGGGACCTATTTGAGTTGCTCGTACTACATAATAGAACTTAGCGAGACATTTTTGCGCTCGATTGCCTATTATATATCACTATGTGGAAACAAATTCTAACTAAAATTAATGCAAGCTTGCTTGCCAATTGGAGCCAACTTGTTTGGTTTGTTGTGGGTGCCCTTGTAGGCACTATTTTGCTCGGCGGACTTGTAAGCTGCTCTACTGTAGAGCGGGCTGAGGAAGCTGTAGGTTCCGTTGATGACACGATTCGTGAGGTGCCTGTTTTAGGTGCTGTTTATGCGATTCCGTCTGATGTGGTTGGGGGAGTTTATGGGCTTGGTGAAAGCGTCGTTGAAGGCGCTGTCGAGCTTGTTACTCCTGACAAAGACGAAGAGTAATTTAAACTCTCTTACAAAGAGCCATGGTGGGTTAATTCTCATCATGGCTTTTTTTTGTACCTACCCTAGATAATAAGAGCGCGAGTGCAAGGCAGGAGCGCACGCAAACATAATGGACTTCAACGAAAAGCTAAACGTCACAGGACACCTGGAGGTTATTAAGATTGATAACGAGACGGGAAAAGAAACCGTCTTATTTGATGACCATAACGTAATTACAAGTGGGCTCGGTCAGAGTATCGCCCAGTTCATGAGTACATCTGGGTGTGTGACGGAAACGTGCCTTACTGAATATGAGCGGTTTGGTGCAAAGCCCTCAGAGGTCGCAGGAGGAACGGAAAACTTTTTTAATGAAGTTAGGCATGGTACGACCGATAATGTCGCGTACGCCTCTGAGTTAGCGTTACACGCAGCTTCTACGGCAGGTGGTAATGAGGCTATGACCTCGGGAGGAGATACCACGGGTTCTGATTTAAGTTCCGATACACCAGGCTCGCTTACTGACACGATTACCGATTGTTATTGCAATCAAGATATGTTCTTAACCGTGACAATCGAATGGCACACGGAGAAGAACGTCAAGATGTATAGCGTTTTATTTAATATGGTGGCAGGTATTGGGTGTGCAGAAGAACCTCACGAGAATTTAGATTCAATGGAAATCAGTGACTATGTTGATGATGAGGAAGGGACGATTCATATTGAGTGGAATCGTATGAAAAACTACGGTAAATGCCCGAAAAAGGGAGCGCTGCCTGAGGGAGATTTTGGGGATACTGACCCCTGTACATTCGTTTGGGGTAGTTGGGTAAAATCTCTTACGATTATGGATAACTGTATGACAACGGGGGATGGTAAACCCGCACCTCTTTGCGTACCGCCTACCTGGGTTAAAAGCATTGCAAGTGCGGTTAAATACGGTGATAGGTGTCCTAACGGAGCGGCCACCTCAGGAGATAGCTGGTGTCGGGCACACCCAAGAAACTGGAAGTGGGAGATACAAAATGCCATTTCGAACGTTCTTAGGAACAACGACGTGGATTGGGCTTCCGATGGTGAGGCGAGGCAAAAATGTAAGGAGTTGCAAGCAGGATGAATTGGGATAACTTAACTCCTATGGACGTGGGTGACCTTCCTATAAACGTTCAGGAAAACTACGAGAAACACGCGGTCAGATTACCTTGTGATATATCTCCTTATCAGATAAATCGCTTTCAAGTGGGAACTGGTGCTTCTGGCGTAACTGAGACTTCTGCTGTTTATGCTTTAGGCGCTCCGCTTGAAGATGGTAAGTATGGAGGGAGCGCGAGAAGCGTAGATGTAGAGAATGCTCTTTTATATCTTCGGGAAGATACGCCTCTTGAGGAACAAGCTTTTGTGAAGTTAGAAAGGCAAGGACAGCTTGGGACTTCCTCCTTGGTATCTGTTGTTTTCCTAGACGAGCAGACTGCGAACGGGATTAAGATTGATGAGGTTGGTCTTTTTGTAGATAACCCCTTTCTATATTTTAAATATGGGTCTACACTTGGCGTAGCCCCCGCAAACTTTTCTCAGTTGGGTGGGGGAGCAACCGCATCTNGCGCGGTTGGAACTCCTGACCCCGAACGACCTGGGCATTTATTAGCCGCATACAGACAGATAACGCCCGTTCAAAAAGAAAGTTACTTCTCCCTAATGATACGTTGGACAATTAACTTTAGCGTGGACAGAGACCTTTAAAATTTAATAGAAGATGCGTTAATGTCGTTAACCCAACTTCCATATCCGTATCCCGAAAAATCAAACTGGACGGGGTCAAACTCAGGCCACGGGATATCCTCTGGGTCACGAATGAAGAAGTAGCATCTCCCGTCAATTTCTTTCTGTTCAACTTCCCACTCAGGGTGCTCACTAACATTAACTTTATCGTAGGGAAACCCATATCCAGGCTCAACACGAACAATCCAAGTACCTTGTTCTTTTAAAGGGGAAGCCATGCGTACAATGTACGGAGCATTATGCCATGACCACACAGTATAGTAATCTTTAGTTTCCATAGTATATAAAAGCGTGAAGAAAAAAGTTTTGTCAATATTTGGAGATGAATTTTTCCCCAAAAACGCGAAAGGGATGTCCGCTCGTAAACGACAGAAGTGCGTGGATAAGCTTATTGAGTTCTTTAAGCAGACTAGACCCGACTTGGTTTACATTATGCCGACAAAAGGGACCTGTTCCTTTGTAACTGTATTATGCTCTATCCTACAAATCCCATACATTATGGTTTCCCCGTACCCTAATTTTTATGAGAACGTTCTTATAGACGATAAAATTTGTATTCGACAGGCTATGGATAAAGCTAAAACGTTTGTTTTAATGGATGATGAGGTACCTGAAACCATAGAAGATGGGGTGGGGTTATACGAGAAGGGGGTAGACTTTCTGTGTAAGGTGTCAGATGCTGTTGTATTCTTTTATAGTAAAGATACTACCCGAGAATACCATTCCTTTATGGATAAGACGGGCTCTTCTGTGAAACACCACCAAAATATCTGGGAATTAGTATATGATGGCAGGCAGGTGCTTAGCGAATGAGTTCGCTACCTTAGGAATATCCTTAGCGTAAGCGGCGTCATAACTTCCCCCCGATGCGTGTCTAAGAGAGAGGGGCGCAATATGGTTAGTTCGTCCTCCTAAATAGGCTTGGAAGGTCATCCATGTATCATAGTGGTGCCACTTAGCATTCCAAGCCGCTGGGCTCCGTAATTTAATTCGAAGGAGAACGTCCCCTTTACATGCCAAAAATACTCCGTCTAAGGTTACCGCAGTTTGTTTAGGCCCAAAAGCGCTTATGTTCATGGATTCATGGTCGGCTCCATGGTATATGCTTCCCCCTCCACTATTATTACGTAATGCACAAGCATACCAATTAATCTCCTCGGTTAGATGGCTGGTTCCTGCAACCCCCACAAACCCCGTGGTTGAATCTTTTAGTTTGGCATCCAAGACTCCCATAAAAACTTCACGGTTATTTAAAACTTCAATATCGTCATGGCAAAAAATAACATAATCTTTAAAAGTAACCCCGCATTCCTCTATGCCCGTCCGCAATGCTCCCAACATGGACTCCGCTTGCCTGATAAAATGAACTTCCCACCCTGCTTTAGTAAGAAAATCATTTAATTTCCCTACAGTCGTAGCTTTATTCTTGCAATCAGTAACCGATTCTCGTGTTGGTATGATAGCATAACGTTTCATGCTATATAATAGCGTGAAGAGAGAAGAAATTATAGACGAACTAGAGAAATGTGCGGAATCTCCTGCGTACTTCATTAAGACGTATGTAAATGTTATTCACCCCATCAAGGGAGTTGTACCTTTCCATTTATTTCCGTTCCAAGAGCGGATGATTGGGGAGATTCATGAAAACCGCTTTACTTTAGTTCGTAAATTCCGTCAGGCAGGTATCACTACCCTCTCAGCGGCGTATTCGTTATGGAAAATCATTTTTGAGGACCATCAGAACGTCATGGTAGTGTCCATCGGTGACAGAGAGTCACGAGCCTTCCTAGAACGCGTTGTAGCGATGTATGATGACTTACCCAAGTGGTTGAAGCCTGCGGAAGTAATGCGCAACAAGCACGTCCTACGGCTCTCTACGGGCTCGCAAATTAAATCGCAACCTGCGGGCGCTGGTCGTGGTGAGTCGGTGTCTTTGCTTATCGTGGACGAAGCAGCTTTCGTTGATAAGATGCGTGAGTTCTGGATGGCAATCTACCCCACTATCAGTACTGGTGGTGCTGCCTGTATTATTTCTACGGTTAACGGGATGAGTAATCTTTACTATGAGCTTTACAAAGGCGCGCAGGAAAAAGCAAACAAGTTCCATATCATAGATATTGAGTGGCAAGAACACCCTTGGTACACACCTGAGTGGTTTGAGGAGACGCGACCAAACATGTCGGACAAAGCGTGGCTTCAAGAGTATGAGTGTGAGTTCCTAGGTACGGGGGATACCTTTATCGACAGACACACACTCGGAACCATGAGAGAGTCCTGCTCTGAAGAATGGAGTTCTAAATATACTCACCGTATGCGCGTGTGGGAAGAGCCTCAACCCTATTACAATTACCTGTTGACCGTAGATGCCTCTTACGGACGAGAGCGCGACCACTCGGCTTTTCACATTATCAACCTATACAACGGTGAGCAGGTAGCTGAGTTTTATTCTAATGTTACGCCTATCAGTAAGTTTGCGGAAATCATCAGAAAAGAGGGGTACCACTATAACACTGCTTATGTTCAAGTGGAAAGGAACGGTCTTGGGATGGCGTTGATTGAACAGCTTTGGGAAGTCTTGGAGTATGACAACCTTATTATGGACGATAAAGGGGACTTCGGACTTATGCTAACTACGAAAAGCCGAGAAGTTGTTTTATCAGATTTAGAGGATTGTTTAAGAAAAGGGAAAATAAAAGTTAATTCTTCGCGCACAGTTGAAGAACTTTTAACTTTTATTATTAATGAGGATACTGGAAAAGTAGAAGCTGATGACGGGTATAATGATGACCTTGTTATGAGCTTAGCTTTAGCAGCACACTCAATGGACGATATTTATCGAGGGAGCCCAGAACCCTTAGCATCTGGCGATAACGATAAATCCATGGCAATGCCAGTTATAAGCACTAAATATGCTGAGGACGAAGAAGTAAAAACCTATCACCAATGGATGAAAATGTAAACAATGATAATGTGAATGAGAATATGGGAGCAACCGAGTTCCCTAGCTCACACACTTATGGACAGAATGCACCTGGATACCGAGGGCGGTTTGCTGCATTTTGGCAGAACTTTGGACTTGGTGGAAAGAAAAAGAAGCGAGGTCGTCCGCCCCTAGTTAAACCTCTTGCGGGTGACGCGAAAAGCCCTGCGGACGAAACTTTTGAGGATTTTGCAGGTGGTTACGGACGCCAAGGTACGGGGTATGGTATGCCTCGCGTCGAGCAAGAGCGTCGTAGACGTTATCAGGATTACGAGCGTATGGACCTTGAAGCTGAGGTCGGCGCTGCATTAGACATTTACTCCGATGATGCTACCCAAGAGAATACGAAAAAAGAAATGTTCGAGCTTAGCACGGACAATGACGTTCTTAAAAGAGAAGTAGACCAATTCTTTAAGCAGACTAAGCTAGAGAAGTTTATCTGGGATATTGTTAGGAACACCGCTAAGTATGGGGATTGTTTTGTGGAGAATGTTGTAGACCTCAACAATATTGAGCAGGGTATTAGGCGTCTTAAGATTCTTAACCCGAACTACATTTTCCGCGTTGAGGATAAGTACGGTTATCTGAAGGAGTTCTTGCAGGAAATCCCTAATAGGGCAAATCAAACCACGGACCTCTCTCAAAGCTTTATTCCCGATAAAAAGAAAAAGAACTACATTACCCTTAATAAAGACCAAATCGTCCACTTCCGTCGTATGACCTCGGATGCGAACTACTACCCCTACGGGAAGGGTATCTTAGCGTACGGAGTGCGGGTCTTTAAATCCCTAATGCTAATGGAGGATGCGATGCTTATCTACCGTATCCAACGTGCTCCTGAAAGGCGTGCGTTCTACCTAGAAACAGGTAACCTACCCCAATCTAAGGTTGAAGCTTTCGTCGAAAGGATTAAAGCTAAGTTCAAGAAACAACCTATGTGGAACGCTGCTTCCAATAGTGTAGATTACAATTACAACCCCCTTACTGTAGATGAGGATTTCTTTATCCCTATTAGAAACGGACAAGGTACTAAGGTTGAGGTTCTCCCTGGCGCACAAAACCTAGGTGAGACGGATGATGTTAAGTATTTCCGAGATAAGCTCCTTGCGGCTCTTAAAGTTCCCAAGGATTTTATCGTAGAAAAGGACAACTCTCCCGAGCGTAAAGCTAACCTTTCTCAACTCGACGTTAAATTTGCCAAGGCGGTACACCGCTTGCAGGCAGATGTTGAGCGAAGCTTAAACGTGCTTCTTAAAAGACATCTTACTCTACGAGGACTTCCTAAAAGTTTAATCGAGTCAGTAGAAGTAAGTCTCACTTCTCCTTCAGATATGTTCGAGAAGCGCAGGCTTGAAGTTGACGAGCAAAAAGTTCGTATTGTCCAAGCTGTAAAGGGCTTAATGCTCTTTGATGATGAGTATCTTTATAAAACCTACTTCGGCATGACTGATGCTGAAGTGGAGGATATGAAGGAACGCATGAAGAAGCAAATGGAAGAACAACCTCAACAGGACCCAATGGGAATGGGCGGTGCGCCTATGCCTCCTATGGGGGGACTTGAAGATGGCGCTGACCCTGGCGTTGAAGAAGCTGGGGATGAAGACCTTGATGCAGATACCGCTCCTCCTGGTACGACCTCTATAGGTAAGCCAGGGGATGTGAAATCCTAAAAATTACAAAATTTTTGTAAAAAACCCTAACTAGCCTTAGTATATATCTTTACCTAGGGCTATTGTATATTATGAACACCACCGACACCTTTTTTAATCGAGACCAAAGCATTGCTAAAGTTAACATGGCAATGAATTATTTAAGCCGTCTCGTGAGGGAGAACATGACCATTTTTGATTATGACTCCACCACGGGAAAAACATCCTTTCTTACGAACTCTGACAGGCTAGTCACTTGCGTTGTTGTCACTGAAGGCAGCAACGTTTCTTTAAAGGATGTTGAAGTTGAAGACGCTACGGAGGTTTTTTCTAACGAAAGGATTGACGAAGGCGTAGACGGCTTTGTGTCTGGATTTATCGAAAGCCTCAAGGTAGGGGAGTATGGGGGAGCCGAGAAGGGTTTCTCTGACCTCTTAGGTGCATTTGAATCTCGCTCTAAAGTTAACGAGTCACGGTCAAAGCTTGAACGTCGTCGTAATCACTTTAATGAAGCCCAAGAGATTCTTTCTACCCCTGAGTTTATTAAGCTCAGTGAGGTAAAAGATAATCTCGTTTCTTTCTTAGAAGAAAACAGAGAGGGCTTACTGGAGTATGAGGATGTCATCAACTCAGTTCGCTTGACCAACGCTTTAGGGAAGGCTTTCAACTCTGCCCGTAAAACTTGGGAGGAGGTTGTTGAGGAAGGAACTATGGTTGTTCCTTATGATTCAAAGAAGACCGTCTTCGAAATGATTTGCACGCAGGAGTTAATCCGCAGTGAGCTTACAGAGTCTAAAGAAAACTTCGCTCGCTCCTGGGTTAAGAATCCGAAAATTGCAGCTCTTGCCTCCTGCATCTACAATGATGACGCTAAGGTTTCCGATGCGTTAACTGAAGCCGTTCAAGCGGTGCCTTACCTCGCTCTTGCCAGTAAAGCAGACATTAAAGAGGTGTTTGCCTCTATTTATGAGTCCTCAGATGTAGCCAATATCTCGCAGAAAGATGTTCGCGAATACGTAGGCCGCATTTTTGAGTTTAAGAAGCCCATCAAGACTCGGGTTATTAAAGAGCTTAATGAGTCGTACGGAATTAACGTACAGAACCTTAAGTTCGTGCCTTCTTTCGCTAACCTATCCAAAGCTCAGTCGGTCCTTTTTGAAGCCTTATCTAAACTAGGCGGTAAGGAAACTGTTGTTAAGGACGTTCTTTTTGAAACGTCTAAGATGTTGCGTAAAAAGAATGGCATTGAAACATTAGATTTAAATGATTTTGTAAGTCACGTCTTTGGTAAGGCTGGGATTTTTGAAAGCGCGGAGTTTTACCGTGACGTGAACTTAGATACGGTTGTCGATGCAGTCCTTGACGAGAAGTGGGGCGATAAGAAAGGCGACAAGTCTAACGTAAAGAAAGACGCCAAGGATAAGGGCGACTACGAGACTGGTGCGCGTAAAGGTGATAAGTCTAACCAAAAGTCCAAGAAGGGCGATAAGGGGGACTACGAGACAGGAGCCCGTAAGGGGGATAAGGGAGATGGTTCCCATCCCGACCGTAAGGATTTCGAAACCGAAAAGGGGAATTCCAACTTCGGAGGAAACAAAGGCGACAAGTCCAAGACCCATAAGGGCAAAGATTTCGAAACCGAGGATGGTAACTCCAACTACGGCGGAAACAAAGGTGATAAGTCCAAAACTCACGCAGGCAAGGATTTCGAAAAGAATGGCAATGGGAACGGGGACGACGAAAACGGCGACCCTAAAGCCTTCGGAGGTAAGAAGGGTGATAAGTCCAAGACCCACAAAGGTAAAGATTTCGAAACCGAG